TTAAGAACAGAAAAATACCCGAACCAAGATATAACTTGGTGATGTGGATGATGGTATCATGTGAGTCAGTCAGTCAGTGCGTCGGTGAGACGACGGTTTGTAATGTTTTGTCCGGTTACCGGACACCATTCATTGAAATCATGCCTAAATTGCACGCCCTCGTAGATTGTTGTGTTAGATGAGGCCGTGGGCGCGAAGAATCTCTTCTTGCTTCGCTTGCGACAGACCTTTAAATACCTTAACATTGGTGGGAGCTTCCGATTGCGCACGCAATTGAGTCTGTCTCTTCACGCGTGATCCGTAGTTGAACGCAGCGACAATCTCCTCTTCATTCCAGCCGTTGTCTTGATTAACCATGTCAAGAACATCTGCGATAGTTTCCGCTATGGGGAAATTTTCTTGTTTTGCAATCACTACCTTTTTGCCGTCTTTCGTTTCGCCAGCTTCAAGCGTAATCAATTTCATTGTGATACCTCCAAAATTAATTGAGGGCGCACAATTTAGGCATGATTTTCATTCGCGCGTGGATTCCAGGCAGTTGCTACGCCTTTACATTCCGAGTGTTGCTCGGTCGCTTCGCGCGCGTGGGATTCCTCGTAATTTCCCAAGATATGTCGGATTGCCCTTTTTCCAATCCGTATGTAAAATGTATATAAAGCAATGCGTATGCCATGTAAATGTGACGTAACTTGACAGCGTATGTGCAGTAATGGCATGTGTTGTCAATGTCACAATTGTCAGTAATGTCAAATTGACATGGTATAATTGTCAGAAATGTCAATGTAATAAAATCAAGTACTTAGCGCCTGGCACGTAAATTGCTAATGCAATAACCATACCCCTACCGTATGGGTAGTGCGGCACGGAAATTGCGGGGGTGGGGTGGGGCCCCATTCCCAGATATTTTAGTAATTTTTTCATTCCCGCCTATAATAGCCTATAGCATAACTATCGAATTTTATTACGTTTTTTAGCTATTGACATCCATTGGTTTTAGTGTTACATTATTATTACAATGCCTCAAATGCAAATGCCAGGCTTTTCACCAGCAACAAACATAGAACCAGGCGAGCTCGAATCCCTCATTCCCGAAGCCCTCGCCCCGAAGCCTGAAAGCGCGGAAGCTGAGTTAGCTAATACTGCACCGGTCAAATGGGAGCCTAAACAGCTAAATCCGCGACATCGAGAAATCATGCGTCGGTTGCTTGAAGGCGCGAATTATAAGACGATCTCGGAGGAGATGGGCATTCATGTTCAAACAGTCATGCTCGTTGCGACAAGTAAGTTATTCTTGTCTGAGCTGGCTAAAATGGAAGCTGATGCCGACTTTAATGTTATTAAAAGAGCTGAAGCATTAAGCCACGAAGCACTAGACACACTTAAAAACATTATGCGCTTCGGCAAATCAGAGCTCGCCCGAAAATCCTCCGCAGATTCTATTCTCGACCGTGCTGGATATTCCAAAGTAGAAAAGGAGCTGATTGGGATAGTTAATGGTGAGGACGTAATTCTCGAACTGAATAGACAAAGACGGGAACAAATCCTGAATGGACAGTCTAACGTCAATACTCGGCAACGCACGACCAGCGTCACAAGCGACGAGCTCGATTCTAACACCGCCAAACTCGCCGCAGCAATCCCAGACGCAACAATCGTCGAGTCCGAATAAGACTACTGCACAACAAATCGCTTGCAATATGCAAGCGTATTTCCATAATCCATGGGCGATGGTGGAAGATGAAGTAATTTACACTCTCGATCAGACTGACATGCTGAATCCAGTCAAGCCGTTTCCGAATGAGAAATGGCTGGAAGTAACAGTTCAGGAGTGGATGCAGAATCGTCTCATTGCACTATTCAAATCCCGCCGAATGACTATTACATGGCTCATGGTTTTTTGTCACTTGTGGCTTGCGATGCACAGACCAGGAGCTGCAATCTTCTTTGTTTCGGATAAGGAGGAGAAGTCTGATGAGCTTGTTAAGCGTGCCGAGTTCATCCTTAAAAACATTCCGGAACATATGTTTCTGCGGCCAAAATACAGATCCAAGTATTGTTATCTCGAGTTCCCAGGTCTTGACTCATACATTCGAGGCGTACCTCAAGGGGCAGACCAGCTACGTCAGTTTACTGCCACAGCTATCCTTGCTGATGAGTTTGCATTTTGGGATCGAGCACGCGAAACTTTCATGGCAAGTAAGCCGACAATTGACGGGGGAGGTAAGTTTACTGCTATTAGCTCACCGAAGGAAGGATTCTTTAAGGAATTGTGCTTCGATCTGGTGCGATGAGTTGGTAAGCGCGATATAAGGAGGAAAAGTAATGATAGATAAAGATGCAAGAGTAACAGTAACCATCCGGAATCTCGATAAAGCTACTAAGGCCGAAGTCAGGATGGTAGCTTCGTATTTGCGGACCCAGGCAAAAACCCTAGAATCACTCACCGCAAAAGATCAAGCTTGGTTAGTGCGGCGGAAAGAATACGCGCCGCTCTTCCGTATGAGCCTGATGCGATGAAAGCCGGCGTTGTCGAAATAAGTTTGGAAGTCTTGCGTGACGTACTGAAACTTCCGAAAGAAGTCAAGCTCGTAAAAGTCCGGCAAGATTGGGAGCAATTTGACCGGCGGGTGTTTGAAGTGCTGGTGGAATCTGAATCGCTTCAAGATGTAATACCAGGGAATAAGTATCCGTGGTTGCGTTGTACACTTCATGCGGAATTCTGTCGGGCGGATGAAATTACTCATATTGTGAGGACTGAGATTGAAAATTACCAGCCTTGACATGCCGGTGGTAGCGTCGCAATTAAGTGCGATTCGTGAGGAGCTGCCGGAAGCAATTCCGATTACAGACTTACTCACCGGCCTGAAAGCTTGGACGAATCCGGTAAATCAGTTCCGAGTATTACGGCTGCATCGGACTGCTGATCCGCATAAGCGGACGCAGCAATGGGTAGATCAGACAAGAGCAGGCTTGTCAACATCCGACTGGCTACGGGAGTACGAATTAATTTGGGAAGCGCTTGACGGCCGGCCGGTGTATGCAGATGAATGGGGCCCAGAATTTCACTCTTCCAGAACGCCGTTAGGCTGGAATCCAGCGCTAGTCGTTTGTCGCGGGTGGGACTTCGGCTTGTATCCAGCATGCGTGTTCACTCAATTGTTTCCTCACGGTCGTTTAATGGTTCTGCGGGAGGCAGTAGGTGTTGATATTGACACTGAAAGGTTTGCATATGAAGTCAATCGACTATCCGGTGAGTGGTTCCCAAATGGTACGTTTGTCGAGTTTGTTGATCCGTCTGGAAAAAATCGAGCCGGAACTGATGGAAGAAGCTACACCAACATTCTTACTAAAAAACCCTTGCGAGCCAAACGTATTATTCTTGGTGCCATTAATATTGTGGCACGACGGACCGCCGTGGTCGACTTTCTTAAAGACAATGTAAGGGGAAGTCCGTGCATGCTGGTAGATCCGAGTTGTGAGACGCTACTGAAAGGCTTTAACGGCGGTTATATGTATGCCTACAACAACGGTACCTTAAAGACGAAACCGGAAAAGAACATCTTCAGCCATATCCATGACGCTCTTCAATACGTGTGCTCGAAAGTCCTGGCGGTAGATTTGAAAGTTCGGCCAGATGGAGTGAAGGTAATAGAACCGCGGTTCGGCAAGAAGCCAGAAAGTGAAATAAATGCCAGAGCTTGATAAAACTAACTGGAACGATTCTTCCGCGTTAGGCCTACCGCAAGGAGAAGCTGGTGCTTTTAAGTTGCAGAAGTCTATGGAAGGTGACGATCCGCTTTCAGAACAATCCTTGAGGCGGTTCTTTGCAGCGGTAAAATCCACCGCAGACAACCACCGGAAGCCGCGCGAAATGATTTGGAAAGAAGCGTGGTGCTTATATAACAATGAGTATGACTGGAGTGACAAAGCATGGTGGCAACATAAAACGCCAATTCCTAAAGTCCGTGCGTCAGTAGATAGAGCAGTAGGAATCTTCCGCAAAACCCTCTTAAAGGTTCAGCCATTTTATGGTATGCAGGCTGAAAGCAAGCTCGGACGGACAAAAGGCAGGTACTCGATGCTGCTTACAGATTACTGGCTAGACCAGGCAGCAGCGATAGAAGAAATAGTCACAGCATTCAGAGTCGGCCTAATTACATCAACTTCAATCCTTAAGATCTTCTGGATGCGTGTACGGGATACTCAAATCGGACTGGAAACGAAAGTGATACAAGAGCCGTTGTTTGAGTTTGGGGTGGAAGTTGGGCAGACGACGAGAGAAGAGAAAACCGCAAAATTAAACGAGACCTTCAAAGGCAAGCTTGGTATTATGGCGGTGAATCCTCAAAACTTCTGGATCGTGCCTGGTACGCGCGGCAGAGCAGTAATTGAAAGAGACGAATGCGCGTTGAATGAGCTGGAAGCGCTTGTGAAAGATGCAGCACATCCGGATGGAATTTACGAAGCAGAAGCAATCGAACGGCTCCGAAATAAACTCTCAGGTCCTACCAAATCTCAAGATGATACTTGGCAAACACATGAAGCTCGCTACAACGCGAATGATTACTTCCGCAACATTAACTTGCATCATTATTGGGGCGACATTTACGACAATGCAGGCAAGCTCGTAATGGCGGATGCATCCTTCACTCTTGCGGATGAAGATATTTTGATTCGAAAAGCTCGCCCGAATCCTTTTTTCCACAACGAGCACCCTTACACTATTGGTTCGCCATACATGGTTCCGTTTAGTACGTACAATCGTGGTATGGTGGAAGATGTATGTGAGATTGCAAAAAGTATTACACAACTCGCGTGCTTAATTGCAGACGGCGGACTGTACGATGCAATGAAAGCATTCAGCATCGACGTAGATCAGCTCGAAGATCCAAGCGAAGCCAGAAATGGCGTGTATCCTGGGAAGACCTTTATTCGTAAGAGCAGCCAAGGCACTGGCAGTCCAAATGAACAACTCGTACAAACAGTAGATGTTGGGAAAGTGCCGCAAGAAGCCATGAATACAGTTGCGATGTTTGAGCGGTACTTCCAAGAAGGATCGTTCGTTAATGAATGGGTCGGAGGAACTGGCACTGCAAAAGGCTCTACGCTTGGGGAAGTAAACATCAAGACGCAAGCATCCCTCGAAGGTCTAGATGAAAGCGCACGGAATCTTGAAGTCACGTTGCTGGAGCCGATGCTGACAAAATCAGTAAAAGTCATCTATCAATACAACGAGAATTATATGTTGGAGCGGCTCGTCGATAACTATCCACAACTCAGCATGTTACTTCAAGGCATGCAGCCGGCAGAACGTTATGCGACTATGGTAGGCGATTACAGTTTTAAGGTTCGAGGAATGAGCGTGATGATAGACCGAGCACAACGGATAGGTGAACTTAAGGAGATTCTCACGCTCTTGAGTTACCTGCCAGGATTTATTGAGCAGCTGAATCCTGTCGCAACGCTCGAGGAAATACTTATGCCTATGGGTTGGGACCCACAACGTTTGTTACTGAACCCGGGACAAGGTTCTGTAACAACCCCAGCCGGTGGCCCAGGTGTCAACATGCCGCCTCCTCCCGGTATGCCACCAGCTGCCGGCGCAACTCCCATGCAGACCCGTAATGCGCAGGAAGGTGCCCGCTTAGGCGGTAGCATCAATAATCCCAGCGGTGGGCCTGCTGGGAATGCTAATGCAACAGCACAAGCTCCCGGAGCAATCAATCCTCAAATGATAATGCAATTACTTCAACAGTTTCGTGGAAGGTAAAAATTTTAAATCGTCCGGTAACCGGACAGAAAGGTCACTACTAACATGCCAGGAGTAACGAAAGATGGGAAGCCAGCAGAAAGTTATGGCTATGACGTCGGTGGAAAGACGGAAAAAATTACGCGAGATGAGAGCGAAGAAACCGCACCTCATAAATTCGCGCCCGGAGGCTACCAAGGCGGCAATCTCGGAAAGCTCGATAAGCTCAATACGGATAGATTTTACGAGCGTCCCGCGCAATCAGAAGTTGCGAAGGTTATGGGAAAAACTGGTTATGAAGCTGGAGCGTTTGATAAGAGCGGGAATGTAAAATCCGGTCCATCTTCTGACGTCAGTTTCTTGGAGAAAGATGGCTCGTGGGCGCCAGCAGAAGGACGTGGCGGAATCTCCAGCAAGAAGAAGTAATATGCCACTAAAATCTGGTTCTTCAAGCGCGGTAATTAGAAGCAATATTCGGACGGAGCGTCATGCTGGCAAACCGCAAGATCAAGCTGTGGCAATTGCAATGAGCAAAGCAAAAAAGAAGCGGAAAAAGAACGATTACACTAAAGGATACTTACACAGCTATGGAAAGTAGCCCGAAACCTGTCAGCGCTGCAATCGCAAAGATTGACAGTGCGTGGAAGGAAATGGAGCGCGGGGCATCAGCTGAAAGTGTGCTGAAAGTACTAGACCCATTATTGGAAAAACGGCTGGGATTTTTACTTGATGGTTTCCGTCAGTGTCCGCCAGAACTCGGCGCATTACTAGATTTTCGGGCGTCAATCTGTGAACTATGGCGCATGAGGAAGGAGCTTAAAGATGCAGGTAAAGTAGGCAAATCGGCAGCAGCAGTCTTAGAATCACTGGTAGGTACAAAAAACAACGCAGCATAACGCCTAAATCGAGGAGATTAAAATGGCACAAGAAAATAACACGCGGACACCTGCTCCCGGGCAGCCCGCGGGTAATGAAGCCGGGACTGATCAGAATCCGCCGAAGAAGTATGCAGGCAAGTACAATTCGCTTGAAGAAGCCGTGGAGTTTGGCTATGGTGGGCTGGAAAAGGGCTTTAATGAGTTGAATGAGAAGTTTGCGAACATGACACGCTTGTTAGAAGCCGCTGTAGCACCACAAGATCCAGTTCCGTCGGTCGGCCCATCTTCTTACAGTCAACCGGGCTACGATCCTTACAATCGTGGGACCCCGGCTCAGCCACAGCAAGCCGCAGTAGATTTTATTATGAATCCACATGCTCACCTCGAAGCACGCGAAAATGCCCTACTTCAAAAAGTAGGTACAATTGTGAGTAATACTGTGACTAATGCAATGGCAGTAGCTGACTTTAAGTTGAGGCACCCAGAACTGGTAAAACATGAGCCTCTAATCCGCACGTTTATGACGCAGACGGACGCTCGAAAAACTATCAGCGAGCGGCTCGAAGATGCAGCGAAAGCCGCAACTGCTTATATTTCACAAAATTTTCAAGCTCCTGCAAATCCTCCTCCGGCTGGTAATAATTACGTAGAACCACCCCGAGGTGCGATTTCGAGTTACCTCCCAGGCAGTCCACCGCCAGCGCCGAGTAATACTACCGACGACGAACAAGCGCTCGTGGATTACTTGAATGATCGTAACGCGACGAAAGCACAAAACATGGGACTGGGCTACGATCCAACAGATAAAAAATAAAGAAAGGTAGATCATGGCTGGTCAAAATTGGACTATTGGCCCTGATGGTGGGCATTTTGCGAATCCTCGCCTCAGCGCTAAGCTTCGATTTCACAACACAGCCCGATACATTTTCAGGCAGTTTTCACGTCCGGAGCCTGGATTTGGTAAGGGCCGTAGTGAGTCGATTGATTTCGACAAAGTTTCAATGGCCGAGACGCAAGGCGGCCAGATTGGAGAATTTCAGGACATTCCAGAAACTAAATTCTCGATCGTGAAAGATTCACTCGTAGTTACTGAATGGGGTAATTCCATTCCTTGGACCGGAAAGCTGGAAACGCTTAGCGAATTCAATCCGAGCCAACCAGTTCAAAAAGTAATTCTCAACGATGAGAAGAAGGTGCTAGATGAAGCCGTGGCGCAACAAATGACCACGAACGACATCAAGTACATTCCTACTTCTGACACGTCGCAAGCGTGGGACGTTGATGGTACTCCTAGCACTGTCGGGACGACTCAGTTCAACTTCTTCCATTTGAAGGAGATGGTTGATGCGGCGAAAAAGGGCATCTTCGGAGCGGGCAATACTGGAAATATCATTCCGCCGATGAGCGACGGCAATTACGTGCTGATTTTGAGCGTGACGGCTGCTCGTGGCTTGTTTGATGATCCTGAATACCAAGACGCGGCGCATTTCGCTTATCCTCGCAAGCTGTTTAATGGCGAGATAGACGAAATCACTTACAACACTCGAATTGTACGTTGTAATAACACCAACGCGCTGGCCGAAGACAAAGGCACCAACGATATTGGAGAAGCGCTCCTTATTGGAGATGACCCCGTTATTGAAGGTGTTGCACTCCCAGAAGAGCTGCGGTATAAACTCGCTGTGAAGTACGGTCGTGACAAAGGACTCGCGTGGTATGCGATTCTCGGCTTCAAGCGTCCGTGGGACTTCTCTACTGATGGCGAAGAGCACATCATCCACTTCACGAGTGCTTGAGATATTGGACTTTAATTGAAAGGAGCATGTAAATAATATGGATCTTGGAATGACAGGTTATCAGATTATTGGTGGCATTGCTGGTGATTATGCAGCTGACGCACCCGTGAATAAACAGGTGCAAGTTGAAGAGACTAGCAATACGCTGATTGAAGAGTTTGTTTGCCCGGTGCACTGTGAAGTCATTGCGTTTGGCGTAGTGATTACAGAAGATTTCGCGGCGCAAGCAACCGATCCAGTGGTAAGTCTGAAGAAGGCCGTTACAGTCGGTGGCTCCGAGACGTTGCTGAAGGCGCTTACTCTTGGCCAAAGTAACACTCGCGGGCTGACAAGAGGTAATGGCGATCGGAACGTCACTGTAAAGTATCCTAAGGACAACCAAGTCGCGCTGGCGGCTGACGCGGATTTGGATACTGGCGACGTGGTTTATGCAGATCTAGATACTCTCGTGATCTCCAAACCACTAAGCGAACTACACTTCTGGCCGGGCGAAGTGCTCATACTGGAGCACACAACCGCCGCGACGGGAGCTGGTGGTGCTTACGTGCCGTTTGCGATAGTCAAAATGTCCGGACCAGATTACACTCAAGATAACACTTGGCGTGAACTGAAGCAAGGTGAGACAGTCGGGACATAATTAAACAATCTACTGAACGGGTGGGGGAAGTAACTAAGCCTGCCCGTTCCAACTTCCGCATAATCGTAACGCGGAGAAGGATAGTAAAATGAGCAATAATTTCGGAATCGTTACAAGTCGCATTCAGCGCAAAGGCTCCGGCCAGCCAACGACTATCGACGGTCTGCCAGTCACAACTTCAAAAGGCAATACGTGGTATGTAGATGCATCAAGAAGTGGGACTGGTACTGGTAAGTCCTGGCAGGCAGCGTTTCTCACGATGCAAGAAGCCTTCAATAAAGTAGGCTCTGGTGATACAATCAGATTTGTTGGAAAAGTCCTCGAACAACTCGTCACACCGGTGCAAGTTTTTGATGTGAAAGTGATTGGGATGGGAGCCCGTCCGCGCCACGCAGATTCTACACCTTCCGGCGGCAATACTCATGCGTCGCAATGGGGTCCTCCGGCTTCAGGTGCCGTGTCAGGGCAAGCGACAGTTAGAGTTCTGCAGCAAGGTTGGGTGTTTCAGAATATTCTATTCACGATGGAATCAGCGACCGCAGCCGCGATAGAGCTGGTCAGGAATGCAGGTGCTGGGAATGCGGAAAGAGACGCATCGCACGCACAAGTCTTAGACTGTCGATTTGCTGGTGCTGGCATCGGAATCCGCAGTGGTGTTGCTGGATCGTTTACTGAAATCGTGTTTAATGTGTTAGTAGAAGGTAATACTTTCCAAGACAACACAATTGCGATGAGTGGCATCAACGGTAATCAGTGGGTAATTAACCGGAATTTATTCCGTGGTTGCACTGATGCAGTCAAGATGCCATCGGTTACTGGGTTTGACATCTCGTATAATATTTTTAACAAGATCACGACTGGTGTGATTTTGCTGACTGGCGGCTCGGATAATTCAGTTCATTACAATGCGTTGCCGGGGACCTATACTACTGGCGCAAACTACGCTGAAGGTACTTCTGACAATTGGAATGGTAACGCTGCAAGTACAGGCTTTACAGCTGCGGTTCCATAAAAACCAACCGAGCAACTATAGTGATGGGGTTAACAGCCCCGTCACTTCTTTTAAGGAGAAATTATGAGTGCTGCTGTTCAATCGGTTAGTGTAGATCAGGCTGGTGGAGCTACCGCAGAATTGATACCTGCGATTGCAGGATATTTGATTGAGGTGCTTGGATTTTGTTTGAGTGTTGGTGGTGCGGCCGTAGGCGTAAAATCTACGCTGCAGGATACTACCGCCAATACCGTCAGGACTACGCTCGTCGGAAATGCTACCACCCCTGTAGTTTACACTTACAATGGTGGGCCTAGAGCCCCAGCCTTCAGGACTGCTAAATCAGAAGGCCTGGAGCTTGTAACAGGTGCGGCGTCTGCGGTTGCAGGATTTATTGTTTTCAGGCGCATCCCAGGCTAGTAAAATAACAATATTCGTCCGGTAACCGGACAAAAGGATCACTAATGAATGTCTCTCTTAACGTATTTATCGGTGTGGTTTGTGCGGCTGTGCTATGTCTTTCCAGTGCTTGCAGTACGGTGGGGAAGGATTTCACTGCACAAACTACTGCGTCATATTCGCAAGGCGCCCTAAATTATCAAAGCTCCAAAAACCAAGAAAACTTCAAGGCGGACGTTACACTGGATGCAGACGGTAAAGTCACGGCGTTACATGTTGAAACGACAGCGCTAACTCCAGAATCAGCAATCGCAGCACAAGCACAAGCACAAGCAGCAAGCTTGAAGGCATTTTCGGAAGTGATTCAAGCGCTACTTCCCTTACTCAAAACTGCAGGAGCGGCCGCGTTGGCTGGAAGTTAATGCGTTCCCTCCTACCAATGCTAGCATTAGGCTGGTACTTGATACTACGCACACAAGACACAGGTCTAACTCTTGGCCCGTACGACTCGAAGGAAGAATGCCGCGATGTAGCAGAAGTCATGGTGCCAATTCTCTCTCACCTTGGTGTAGAGTTAGCAGTTGTGGTTTGTGCAGAAAGGCGTGAGGCATGAACACTGACGCCTGGTGGATTGCACTCGTAAAACTAGTCGGAATCCCTGGAGCCATCGCTGCTTATTTTATGGTACGAGATTGGATGTTTATGGCTGAATCCATCAAACTGCAAACTCAAATGGTAGAGCTATTGCGTCATTTAGCACAAACCGCTAAATTTGGAGGCTGACATGAGCTGGAGGAGTGAGTCAAGAAACGATCGGCTGCAGCGCCAATATGCAATTACAGAAGAGATTTACGAAGCGATCTTTAAGAAGCAGAATGGTAGATGTGCTATTTGTAATTGCAAGCAGCATTATCAACGGTTGGCAGTTGACCACGATCACAAGACTCACATGGTGCGTGGGCTTCTCTGTGTTAATTGCAATCGAGGGCTGGGACGATTCTTTGATAGCCCTCTGCGCTTGCGGAATGCGGCTGCTTACGTGGAAAGGGCAAACGCGACTTGGGAGAGAGTTAACAACGCCAATTTCAAAACTGAAAATAAGACTGAGGTGAAACGTGAATCTGTGGGAAGCTAAAGATATCGTTCGGGCGCATTTTGGCGGCACTGCATTTCCAACCACTCAACTCGACCACGCTTTAACGCAAGGCCGCCGGATGATAGAAACCCATGCTAATTTTTGGTGGATGCAAGGCGAAAAAGACTTCTCGCTGACAATCAATACGGGCAGTTACGCCCTTTATTCGGGAGTAATAAACCTGCCGAATTTCAAGGATGCCCGGGCGTTAAGTTGGCGCGAAGCATCCGGCGTCAGTTATGAACCAGTCTGGCTCGGCGATAATACGAAAGAAGAGTTGGATGTGCTGTATGATACAGATGATTCTGGGAGTCCGGAAATTGCCGTGATAGATAATGCGACTCTTTATATTTATCCGCCAAGACCCAACAAAACTTACAGCATGCGCCTTTATCGTTACAGCTGGACTGACAATCCAGCGCAAACTGCCTCAGATGATTTACTAAATTTCTTCCCGATGGCGCTTGTTTATGCCGCTCTAGCGTGGGGTTATGAGTTGGAACTTAAGGATTTGCAAGGTGCTGCGTATTGGAAAGGCCTTCTTGGCGGCAGTCCTTTTGGTCGTGGTGGCGAGCTCGCTAAGCTTAAGAAAGAGAACTTTAAAAGAGGATGGCGCGATCTTCTCACGTTTACTCCAAGAAATGGCCCGGGAGTTGGCTCGCTACGCAGAATCTCTAATCTCCAAATTTACGGGAACAGGATCGCATAAGCCATGAGTAATGCAGTATTTGAGAAGACGCCAGCAGCAGCTATCTTATTTGATGATTTTGACTTCACCGACGACCTGCCCGGCGACGCATCAGTTACTGGCGCCGTAACAGCGGTAGATTCAGACGGTGCAGCAGTGACAAGTATTATTGGCACGATTACAGTTAGTGGCATGACAGTAAAAGTTGTGTTGCAAGCTGGAACGAACGGGCAGGACTATCTAGTCGACGTAAAAGCGACAGGCGTAACTACCGCGCAGGTCGCAGTGAAGCAAGTCGAAATGCGCGTGAGGTCCAAGCTGACTGGAGCGTTGTAATGCCGAGAAATGCTGACACTAAATGGGTCAAGGACATTAAAGGCTATTCAGATAACTTTGCAGTCGGTGATGTCCCGGTACTGACGAATCAACTAAATAACGTAAAAATTAAGCACGGGCATGTAATCGGACGTGGTGGCATGACGAAGTATGTTAGTGGTGCGTCGGCGAGTGCTGCTGACATAATCGGACTCTTCAACTACAAGC